CTGTGGACGTGGCCAGATATACTTCATCAGGCTCTTTAATCTTTGATGCAACCTTGACAAAACCAGCTGTAACTAATTCATGTTTAAGTCCGAGTGGAACAAAGAAACAATTAGGCCTTTCATCGGCCCACTTCTTTGCTATAGCATTTAGATTAGGCATCGCAGCGATTCTATGAAATTCAGCTAAAGCTCCGCGCTCAATACAACATGCCTGATGAGGCGAGATCTTTTTCGATGAAGGCATAAAGAGTTTAACTTTTAGATTATATCTTTTTGCTACATCGAGAATGCTTACTCCAGCCAATCCAGTTCGTGGTTGAACGTAAACAATAGTGTCTATATTTTTTGGTAAAGATGATATGAGACAATCCCCGCCTCGAACTTTGCTTCCAACCAAGTCATCATCTCGAACGACTCGGATGCCATCGTGGCTAGTAATACGAGGCGCTGGATTGGGATCTTCCCAATGCTTGGCTAATTCTAAATAATGCTCCTTAGTGTCCTCAGAGCTGCTCCAAGGGAAAGGATAATCTTTGTTGACTAAGTCAATTACATGATTATTATGTGGCAAAAACAGTTGCTCCCCAGTTGTTTTTTCTATAAAATGGTGGAGCTATGTGAAAGCTGCTACCGTGTTCCATATATGTTTCCGCGTATTTTTGAGGATCCATGCTATACCAATCACCTGGTGGCTGTATGACATTATTGGTTCGTTTGTATAATGCTGCTATAAACATATCTGTTACATCCCTACGTTTTTCACAGCTACCGTAAAATGGTTCTTTTTTAAAGAAACCCGATTTAGGAATACGTCTTCCCTCAAATTCTACCGGCACGGGTGTTGTAAACCATACGTCTGTTGAATCACTACTATATTTCATAGCTTGCTCATAATAAGAGTCTATCAGAGCATCAATATTTAACTCATGTCGTAACAAATGATGGCGAATATCAATAGATCCTAAGCAAAAAGTGATACGGCTATAACGTATATCATTATCACGGATAAGAGTAGAAAGGCCGGCTTTAAGAGCACCATGAAGAGTTTTACCGTCATTACGAAACACCATATCACCCCTATCGCAAAAAGACAAAGTATGGCTATCTCCGACAATGACATTATTTAAATCCAATTCTTGTTGTTTAAGTGATTTAACAGTACTAAATCTTTTAGATAGCAAATCACACCACTGTTCAGTAATTCCTTCATATGTAGTCTTAGCGCTTAGTCTTTTCTTTAGCATAGCTCCATAATCAGGCATATCCCAATCAAGAGAAATTACTTCTTTACACGAAGCAATTATATTTAATTTATCATAAACTTCTTTATTAGCCCCACCAAATAAATTTAGTGTTCCTCCGAAGTTAGCTCCGTGATCAATATAAACCGTGCTAGCTTTTCTAACGTTTGGCGTACACTTATTATCTATGTAAGCACCGAGCTGATCTCGCCAGAGTTGCGCCCAACCAAGAGTGTGTGATTTGGCATTTACTGGAATATTATTAATAGGATTTGTTATGACTTTCATACTTTCACTGTCACCCATCGGTATTTAAGGCCGGCTTCTTTGTAATATGACTTAGATCTTTGCCATGAGTCATACCATTTTTCAACAATCTTTTGCTGTGGCATAACCAGTTCAGTAACACCAACCTGAATAAGACCTTTGGCACAATCCGAACAAGTAGGAAGACCTGAGACATAAACAGTAGATTTATTCAAACATACTCCATTAAATGAAGCATTGTAAATCATATTCATTTCAGCATGAACAATTCGAGCATATTTTTCTTCTCGATTTTCATACAAGTTAGTGCTATCAACCATACCACGTGGAAAGCCATTATATCCTTGAGCTAGGACTTGTCCTTTTGAACCTACAGCAATAGCTCCAATCTGACTTGAAGGATCTTTAGACCATCCAGCAATAGTTTTAGCCAGCTCTAAATATCTTAGATCCCATTTATGTTGACGATCAGTATTATGTGACAAGATTAAAATGCCTTTCGTATACATGAAGATTTTGTACTTGCCATATCACTGTACCAGCAATTACTCGATCGTTAGTTCTAGGACCATTATTTAGATCTTCGACTAATAGATTTTGAACACATCGTTGCCAAGCATAATCATTCTTATAACCAAAGACAACATCGTTTGATCTCATTTGAACTACACAATGAAGTAAATTATCACGAATATAGTAAGTGACAGCGTTAGTACAAATGAAATCAGATTTTCCATTTTCGTCAAACTCCACCCAAATTGAAGGCCGATTGTAGATCATAGAAGCACGTCTACCATCAGGATTTTTATCTAGTTCAGCTAATACATTTTGATACTGATCGTGATATTTATTAGCATAGATCAAATGACCATAATTAGAATTAATTTCACCATGAGTATTAGCAGCATATTTCCAAGCTGCAGGAGCATCATCACCAGACCCTTTATTAATATCAAAGATATTAGTCGATTGGCTTTCATACCAATCCAATTCTTTAGCAATGTAAATTTCTGATGGCGTACCAAAAATTGACGGGGCATCAGCTTTAAATGAAGCACCAATTAATTCAATAGTTCGTGCTCCGGTCTTATCAATAGTATATGACTCACTATTTAGTTCATCAACAAAGTATTGACGAATATCTAATATCGAATTCATTTTCATTGTTCGCATACTCTCTTTCTTAGATCGCTAGTTGAAAAGCGATGATCACGTTTGTTAAAATACAAATCAATTCCACGGTTACGGCATTCATCTTTACCGGTAAAATCCTTGCTTCTGTACTCTTCACCAAGTATCCTAACATTAATTGGATACATGTTTATTATATCAAGTAAATCGGCCTCTGTACAATAAATAATGACCTCATCAACATATTTTATTGCGGAAAGCTGTACTTGCCTTTCCACAATATTTTGTATTGGAGAGTTCTTTTCTTTACGATCAACATTAGGATTTACTTGCAGACCACAAATCAAATAGTCGCATTGCGATTTTGCTTCTCTTAGCATAGAAACATGTCCAGCATGAAGCAAATCAAATGTACTACAAGTAAATCCTATTTTCATTAATCAATATTCCACTGCAAAACTAAAGTTTATTTTTCGTTTTCTCATTTGATCTGATCCTCCTAGACCTGGCAAATTAATTAAGCAAAGCGTTTTTACCACATTTCCACCCATATTTTCTACTAAGTCTATTGTTGCGTTCATAGTTCCGCCGGTAGCCATAAGATCATCGATAATAATTACATTATCGTCCTTATTTATTGACTGCGATTGTATCTCTATCACAGCTGATCCATACTCAAGATCATAAGAAATTGATGAGCAAAGACCGGGCAGTTTGCCAGCTTTCCTTGCAAGTATAAGAGGTGCCTCAAGTCTATCGGCCAATACAGCCGCGAATGGAAAACCTCTGGCATCAATTCCTACTAGTTTCGGTTTAAGGTATGATAATGACTTCTCATAAAAAAAGTCATTAGCCAACTGAAAACCTTTTGGCTCTGCACATAGACCAGCCATGTCTTTAAAGTTAATACCATCAACAGGGAAATCCTTAAAGCTTTTGATATAATCTTTAATGCCCATCATGCGTGACCTACTGTTTCTCTTACAATATCATTATGGTTAAATTCTGCCCAATACAATTCAAAGGCAACTCCAGGCTCAATACATTCGAATTGATGGTACACGCCTGGCTTTACTTTAGTATATTCACCAGCGTTTAAAATAGTTTCATCTATCAAATCATAATCATTCTGCCAGACGCGAACAAGCATAACACCTGACTCAATATAAAAGCCATTCCATTTATACTCATGCAGATGCTTTGAGCAAACGCCACCGTATTCCATTTCGATACGATGAAATTCTAATGTTCCATTAGCTTCAATAAGTTCTGTTGAACCCCATATTTTACCTGCTATCAAGATGTTCTCCTACATTTTCTAAAAATTCTCTATCAATTTCTAAAGACCAATCTTTAGTGACATACGTCCTTCCAGTCCATTTGTATGCACCAGCAAATACATAGTCACGAGTCTTTTTATTATTAGTATATATGAAAACCCAATCAGGCTGATATAAACTAGGATACTTTTTCCGCTTTTCTTTTAAACGACGTAATACGTCAGGAATGTAGTTAAATACCTTTGTTACCTTTACTTCAACATCAATACCTTCTGGAGATATTACATCCTGATATGGTAAAGGATTATCGGTAAAATTACATTTTTCAATAAGAAACTGTTCAGCCGCAAGACCGTACATATTAGTAACAGTAATATCATTAAGAGTTCTACCCTTTCGAGTAGACTCTTTATCAAAAATAAGTTGACTCTCAACCTTTGCCTTAGCCAAGAGTTCTATTAAATTTATATCTTTAAGACTAAACGTTCTCATCAGTCTTTCCTTTAGGACGATTTAGGAAATCACGCTCATTAGTTTGACCGTCAATTTCGCCATTCATATAAGCAGCAAAGAAGGATGCGTAGTTAGTAATATCAACACACGAATCTTCGAGTGACTCAAAATTTGGTACATAATTTGGATCTAATTCCATAGCTTCAAGAACAGATTGCATACGAAGAACTTTTGCAGCCATAGTGTCCAAAATAGTAGCGCATCCTCGCGGATAGTAATCTGACTGCTTTACTCGAGAATTCGGGTTTTGATAGTCATTGCTTTTTTTGATTTGAACTTCTGCACACTTTTGCAGAAATTTAATTGAATATTTCATTTATTAACCTTTCAAAGTTACGGTTTTACGACCTTGATTTGCAATAGAATATTTAAACCGACGAGGTTCAGTTTTAGCATATCCAGGATTGACTTTTACGATTTCGCCACCTTTATCAAGATAAGCTTTTACTAATTTCTGAGTTTCTGTATCAAGCATCTGTTAATTCCTTTGTGTCTCGTTGGAAGATGATTTCTTCGATTTCTTCTAGAGTCTCTCTGCATGTAGCTAGAATAGGAGAATCTGATGCAAGGATGAGTCTCTTAGCAGCGAAGATTTGACCGTAACGATCTAGACCTGTAGGGATTTGATTAGCGATTGTTTGAGTGAATAGGTTCATTGGTATCTCCTTTGTATGATACCACACTACCACAGTTTTAAGGCAATGTACACAGTTAATTTCACTTTATGCGTTTTTATATGCATATTCTATAGCTCTATCAGCTTCAACATTTAACGGTCTTTTTTCATATCGTCGCGTGGTTTCGTTATCAAGTTCTCTTACTAATTGTTCTATCTCGTATGCTGATATTGGATATTGTTTCTTGATAGCGCTCAGTGCTGTTGATACCATAATTTTATATATCATCGCGTACCGGCCTGAGTTATCAGTACCAGATATAGTAAACCATTCTTTAATATGATTCTTATTAATAAATGGACAATCACGATATCCGGACCAGACCACATTAGTATTTTCCATCTTAGTCTTGCGATGTTCTATAATCTGAGTTTGCATTTCTGGGGATAATCTATCCATAAATGATGAACCACGTTTTTCAGCATAAGCGTGTTTTGCCATTAACTCATAAGGGTCAATGCTAGTACCAACGTTACTGAATATAAAATTGTTAGCGCCAGCATACGTTGCAGGGATGTAATACATTCGAGATAAATCTTTAGTCTGTCCATCTCCGATTTCTCCGAGTTCTTTATTGAGCGAGAACCAGAAATGGCGGATTTTAGTAGATTCAATTGATGTGTTAAGTGGGAAGACAAGTCTAAACTTTGGATGATTATTGGAACTACTAGCAGTACTATAGCAAACATAAGAAAGACTGCCAAAACGATTACGTAACTCATTTTCTAGGTTTCCTTGAAACTCATGATCATCAACATCAACAGCAGCCCAACCTGACCAATCCAAAACATTTTTGTTTGCCCGAGTCGTACTATCAACATAACTAGCCGGTGATATAAGTTCAGCATCGCGTTTGCCTCCTCTTGGTATTTCAGATAGTTTGTACAACAACTTCTCAAATTGAGAGAAGCTGTTGAATTTCATTTTACGATTAGTTTTATTATCGTATATAGACTTAAAGAATGTCGCTGAGACTTCCATGATTACCTCTATGAGTTGGTGCGGTCCATCCTTCAGGCTTAAGCAAATCAGGTAATCCAAATGGATTAGGACGACCAGGCTTAACACCAGGAGATTTAGTCATATTAGCATTGAATACTTTTGACCACGCTTCATTGCCATTAACACCTAATACTTCAAGAGTGCCAATAGCAAATACACACATATCAATTAGACCATCAACTACTTCTTCAGCATCTTTTGCTTCGATGGCATCCATGGTCTCGTCATATTCTTCTTTAATCATTGACATACGAAATGCAAGATATTTTGCCATCAATTCTTTGTTATCTTTATTGGCTTCGAACCAATCGTTGACACCAAACTTTTCATGCATTTGCTCGATATCATTAAACCATACTTTAGTCATGTAGTTCTCCATTATTATATAGAATTATTATACCACATTTTTAATAGATTGTAAATAAGAAAATGTGCCTTCCCAACTATCTACTTGATATGTACTATTTTCTCCTCCACGATCATGTACAGCTAATGCGATTTCATGATCATTTCCACCTTTATCACACTTGTCTCCAAAGAAATAGATTACATCTAAAGGATCAAAATCATCAAGAATTTGTGATTTGTTATTTCCTATAGCAGTAATATCTATACCAGTTTCGCCAGCAACTTTGAATTCAAACAATGGAAATTGCTTTTGTAATTTTGCAGCAATATTATTTCTTTCGTTAGTATGTTTATCGTATGCCACGTATTGAATTCGAGTACGATTTCCTATATTTCTTCCTGGAATAGATAAGTTATACAGCCCAGGACGTTCTTCAATATGCTGTCCATTTTGAACTGGAAATGAACTATCAGTGATTGCTCTATTCAAATCACCCCACATTTCGTCTGGTAACTTTAGAGTAGAAGTACGAATATTCTTACCACGCTCCCATACATCATTACCAGAACATTGATAATTACGCTTAGTCATTCCCCAAATAACTTCTCCAATCTGCTCACGTGTTTTTTGAATATCACTACCAGTAACAAGATACACGTGGTTTAATGTACAAAAGTCAAAAAAGAACTTTGAAAACTTTTCATCCATTTGTCCTCTACTTGGAGTAAGCGTACCGTCAACATCAAAAATATAATGAATCATTTCCAACCCAACCTCTCCCATGGCACTTCTTTGTCACCAAAGTGTCCGTATGTACAGTTCTTACTATATTCATAAAAATTAAACAAATCAAATCTATCAATAATTCCTTTGGGTGTTAAATCAATTTCTTTTTGAATGAAACTAGCAATTGATCTATTGTGTCCGTTCGAGTCAATGTAAATGCTTGTAGGTTCTTTAACGCCAATAGCATAGCTTAATTGTATGTTACACCAGTCTGCCATTTCGTCTGCTACTACGTTCTTAGCAATCCAACGGGCCATATATGCTGCACTACGATCAACCTTTGTTGGATCTTTACCGCTGAAAGCCCCTCCGCCGTGAGGAGCAAAACCGCCATAGGTATCAACAATAATTTTACGTCCTGTAACACCGGCGTCACCATCAGGCCCACCGATAACAAAGTTACCTGTAGGATTAAGATGCCATATGGTATTTTCATCTACTAAATCTCCTAGTTCTTCCGTTGCAGCAAGTCTACAGAGGTTTCTTGCTTCTTCTACGTTACCTTCCGTATGTTGTGTACTAATAACAATTTGTGCAATACGCTTAATTACTCCGTCACGCCTTGCGCCATCATACTCTACACTAATTTGAGACTTAGCATCAGGACCTAAAATGTCTCCACGTTTTGTTTTTAAGTTCTTTAACACCGCATGACTATAATGTATAGGAGCTGGCATCATACTATTTGTATGATTACATGCATATCCAAACATAATGCCTTGATCACCTGCGCCGAAATCGTCTGTTCCTAATGCAATATCACTACTTTGTTCATGGATTTTATCCGTGATAATTAGCTTTTGATGATGAAACCCTTCTTGTTCATAACCCAATTGTCTTACAACATCACGAACAATATCAGCTCTTTCTAGAAAGCCTACATTATAATTCTTTACTTCACCAGCAATAGTCACGCTGTTTGTTGTCACTAGGGTCTCAATAGCTACCCTTGTAGTTTCGTCACCTTTATATAATCCAGCATCGACCAATGCATCGCTTATTTGATCAGCAACCTTATCGGGGTGGCCATCACTTACTGATTCACTTGTAAAGATATATTTATTCATTTATTAAGCTTTCTAAGATATTTAACACGTTTTTACTATTATCTTCGCAACCACGATTGATGGCATTTCTAACACAATTTCTAGTAAAATATAAAGGATATCTTTGACCAGCTTTATCCATTCCAGTATTGATTAAATATACATTACATTTATTATCACTAATTTTACTCATTAGTAAATCACTATATTCTTTTATTGGCCTTGGCATAAATGGAGATCCATAACACGGACTAAATAAAGGTTTAATCTCAGTTGCCCCTTTTTCAGTTCCAGGCATTTGGCTGGTATATCCAGTCTCAAAAAATCGTCTTACAGTATTCCCTGAGATTTTTGTGACCGGTGGAAATAGTCCTTTTGCATCCATAGTTAAAAAGAATATGTTATTTGGATGGTTGAGCATATCATCTGGACTGTGTGCGTTTTCGACGCAATTAAGAGGATAACTGAGTCTTGCGTTTGATACGCCAGGATTTTCTATTACTAGATTTTCTTGTTTTTTCGCACGCGCTATTGCATCGTAAATAGTCTTATGTGTTCCTTCTGATAGACCTTCGCTTTTAGCGTAACATCCGGTTTCAATCATGTGTAATCCATCTTGCTTCCAAGCAATCTCATCATCTCCAATTAAACGAAAATCTGGATCACTACTCAATGTTGTCTTACCAGTGCCACTTAAACCAAACATAAGATTAGTAGTTTTATTATACGTAAAAGCGCTACAGTGCATAGGTAACACACCATGTTTTGGCAATTGAAAACTAACAATACCAAACACACCCTTTTTAATCTCACCTAAAAACGTAGTTCCAGCAATAAGCATTTCTTTTTTATCAAGGTGAACAAAGATCCGAGGCTCTGGCATCATTATAGCAGTATTATGATAAATTGTCCAATCAACGTCACCGTCAAAGCCGCTGTCTTTTACAGTAAACATATTTCTAACAAACTGTTCATGTCTATTATCATTAGTATAAACATGAAAACGAATGCCACAAGTTTCAAAACATAACGAAAACTCATAGTCGACTGAATTTACATAAGTGGGTTTCATTCTTGAAGCAAATTGGTGATATTCGAGAGGGTCGCCGGTTTTGCAATACTTAGGTCTTTTAGTGCATAACTCGCTTGTAGCGTCACCAAAGAAGTATTTGTTCTCCGGACTTCTTCCGGTAGGCTCGGTAGTGATATTGATATTAGTCATTCAAAGAAATCCTCTAACGTTGCTTGTTCAGTTACTGACCACCCTACAGCGTCTAAAATTGGCTCAAGTGGTTCAAGAAATGTTTTTTCGAACTGTTTGTCATAATCTATATATTTGTTTAGTTGCAACGAATCTGGTAGGTAATCAGGAAATGAAATCACATTCTCTCTGATAGGATTAGGCACTTTAAGATAAGTAAACTTAATCTTTTCGCCTTTCTGAATCATGTCGTGTTTCTTGTCGAGTGATTTTTCTTTGATTTGATTATTATATAACAAGGCGCCACGTACGTGTATGGGTGTGCCTTTTTTATAGATATTACGCCGATCTTTCCATTTGTCAAGTTCAGATACACCACGCGGGAAAGAAACTTTTTCAGCCGGTAATGATTTAAATTCTTGTTTAAAATCGTTAATAAACTTACGAGTACTTAATTCGTTACCTTTGATAATAACCTTAAATATCTCTTTAAATTTATCACGGACCACTTCAGGAGTGCTAGACTTGATAGCTTCAATACCCATAATCTTAAGCTTTGGTTCAGCGTATTGTACACCTTCATTATTGTGTACGTTTAGAATATATCTTTTCTTTGCTGTCCAGATACCACGATCAGCTATAACTTCTCTACCCATTTCCATACGTGGAGTATAAGCGTTTAGCTTATGAAATAACTTATCATAAGCAGCTGCGATCATTGGCTCGAAGTGTGTCTTACAAATTTTGTCCAATGCTGCAACAGGATCTTTTGGCGCCAGTTGATCAACAAGAGGACCAAAATGAATATAGACTGAGTCAGTGTCAATAGCAATAACATAATCTTTCCCTTTAGTTTTGAGTATTTTGTTCATTTCTGCATTGATAGCCCGTTCAGCCCATTTGATCGAGAGCTGACCAGTAAGAGTTACGCTTTCGGCAAGAGCATTGTCAAAATATTTAAAATACTTATTTGCCATGGCGCCATACAAAGAATTAAGTAGAATCTTAATAGCCATTTGATTGTTTTCAAGTTGATTGATTTCAGACTCAAGAGCTGTATTTTTTGTTTGCTCGTACTCTTGTTTTACTTTCAACATTTTTTGTTTGATTACGCTACGTTCAGCATAATATTCAACAATTAATTCCGGAATAATACCTTGTTTATTTTTACTAAACGGAACACCACTAGCGCAAACTGAGTAATCATCAGTCTGAATATCATCGATATTTAAATAGTGATTGACACCTTGAGTAAAATGATTCCACGTCTTATCTTTGATAATAGTCTCTGGTGAAATATTAGACTGGACAATAATGTTTGGGTATAGTGAATTTAAGTCGAATGAGACTACCCAATCATAAGCACCTGGCTTCGGTGGTTTAACATATCCACCGGCAATTGTGCGTTGAGCTTCTTTCGAACCGTTTGCGTCATAAGTTTGGTTGTCTGGATTACCAACTAAGCCATACATACACTGAGAAATCTGTTCGACCGGTGGTACAACACCGTTTTTGAGAAGTCTGCGATAGAGGATTGATTCCCATATAGCGGTGGTGCCAAAGGTATCACTTACGTTAACGCCGCCTTTATAAGCCATGGTCAAAACTAAGTTAATTAATCCCATCTTTTTATCGATGCGATCAACAAGCTGAACGTCTTTAATATTATAATCAATGAATTTTTGGTGATCTGCTTTATACAGGCTGTGGAGATTGCCATGCTCTTCATATGATAATTTATTTTCACCAAGGACAGTGTAAGCAATATGATCTAGCTTATAAGACTCTTGTGGACCATATGAATAACCGAACTTTTTAAACAGTTCAATATAGTCAGCAATTTGAATGCCTTCTAATTCATAGCCGAATTTGGCGCTCTTTACACCTCGAGAAGCTCCTGTGCCAATGCTATTCCATGGGGAAAGCCGTCTAGCGGGTTTACATTTGATTTGATCATCTTGACCAGGTATTTCACCAGCTAGACGGCAGATCCTATTGACAAGATACGGTATATCAAATTGTCTAATATACCATCCAGTAATAACGTCTGGATAATTTTTGGTCCAATAGTTTATAAATGAAACTAGTAGCTCAGTCTCAGTATCGCATTTGTGATACTTAATATGATCACCCGCCATATCTAATTCAGTCTTAGCCGGATCGTATTCGTCTAGACCCCAAACCTGATATATGGATGATTTACTGGATTTTAAAGCTATTGAAATGACTGGATGTAATGCTTCGTCTGGGCTGGGAAATCCATCATCTGATGCAACTTCAATATCAAAATTAACTATATTGATATGATTTTGATTAAATTTTATATCATCTGGAAAAGTATCGGTGATATATTGATGGACGTAATTCTTAGTTCCATAAACTTTCACGCCTTCCATATCTTTGTATGTATCTAGGAATTCTTTACCCTGATACATGGTGTCAAATTGATATGAATTTAAATAATTACCATCAAGGGACCGGAATTTAGATGGATCCTTTGATGGCAAATAAAATGTTGGACCGAATTTTTCACGTTTCTCGATCCGAGTGCCATTAGTAGTATAGCCACGATACAGAATTTCGCCTTTATGGCGATTGATGGATGTATAAAAATTACTCAAGGTATTCCTCCGCTATTAGAAGCAATTATAACATAATATAGAAGTAATGTAAACCTTTTAATTGTGCTCGCCATTTTTCTGGCGGCCATTGTATCCGTCAATCCTAGTAAAAACTTTAGGATTACGCTTTGCTGTTTCAAAAGTACCGACTGTAATTACAATAGCGCCAAGTAAAAACGTATGAGCTATTGCATTAATTCCCCAAAATGCAATACTTCCCATATACATGGAACATACAGAGACCCACATCCATGCAAGGATTTGCATTATTAGATGCCTAACTTGTAAATTTGGGATGTTTTTTAATGGATTTATTTCAGCGTTCATAACGCTATTCCACGTATCATAGATATACTGTCTCATTTATTTCTCCATTATATGTAATTGCAAAAAGGGGCATAGCTGCCCCTTTTTTTAGTGTCTAGGCAAATAGTAATTAAAAATTTGCAGTACTCTTTTATAGTTCATAATTATTAAGTATAAAATCATCCCCAACCTTTAAGGTTATGATTCTCCCATACTCTCATACGCCTTTCTAGTTCAGCAATATTATGAGAACCAGCGAACCATTCGTCACGATATTCTATTTCGCTTTTAGGCTTTACTTTATTAAAAAGCTTCATAAAGAACGCTATCATTATGAATCTCCTTTTGGTAATATATCTAGACGCATAGTCTGTCTATTTAACATATCCTCAATCGCGATTAGAGTCATATCTGGATATTCATGTCTGACCATGGTGGCAATCTGTTTATTTGCTTGCACTTGACGTGATCTAATAAATGATTCCCCTAGGCTAGAAAGTGATTCGACTGCGAGTTCAAAAAATGAACTAATTGCCTTCGTTAAGTAATTGTGACTTGTCAGTATGTGTTGCATTGGTAGATTCCTCGTTTTTTCCAATTGAAATTTTACGAGGACGCATCTCATCCGGGATTTCATACTTCAACTCAATTGCAAGTATGCCATCTTGGATGTCAGCTCCGTTTACTCGAACGTGCTCAGACAATCGAAAAGTACGTTTAAACTTCTTGGTACTAATACCGCGATGAATAAAGTCTCTTCCTTTACTTACGTGTTCTCCTACAACCGTTAGAGTACGGTCTTTGACTTCAATTGATAACTCATTTTCAGCAAATCCAGCAACAGCGAGTTCGATAAGATACTCATATTCGCTAGATCTAATGATATTATGAGGTGGATAATGGTCAGATGCATGACGAACGGTATACTCCATTTCGTTAAACAAATGATCGAATCCCACAAAAGATGAACGGGGAAATAGTGTTTGAATGCCTGTCATTTTGGTTTCTCCTTTTCCAAGCAAGAATGTTCTGGGACCAGACTAGTCTGCATCCCGCCGTATTTTGGACAATCCCTACGGATTGCCTCTATTAGTATATATAATAACACATTTTACAAAGATTGTAAATAGTTAATTATTTTCTGCCAATATTATATTTTGGACATAATTCCCATTGAGTTTTATCCTTAAAAGAAATTATTTTAATTTGTCTTAAAGGAGCAGCCGGTAGAGCGCGGTCAGGTTTATCAATAGTTATTAGACCCCAATCAGAAATTAACGTTGCAATAGTGTTACGTCTGGCAACATCACTTTCTTCTAATGTGGATTTTTTACCGTCAAGTAAAAACAACTCCTTAAAGTGTACAATAAAGTAACGACCTTGCTTATGTAAAATATGGCAAGATTGGAATAGTTTCTTTTCTTTTCGGGATGCCACGCCAATGCGTGTAAGAGTTTCTCTAACTTTTAGAAAATCATCTGGATCGTTAAGAGTAATCTCCAACATTGAATCGGGAGACCAGTCTACTAAAGTAGCTTCTTCATTCATTTTTTCAACTCACTTTTTAATATATTCTATTCACGATAATGTACTCATGATAGTTATATTTATATCAATTAAATTTTTAGCGTTTCTTACCGCCTTTATTAATTGCTGAATGAATTTTGTCAAGATGCTCTTTGTTAATAAGTGGAAGTACTTGATAAGCTTTTTCTTTTGAATATCCATAGTATTCTTTAATGGCATCAATATCCTTTGACTTATCTTCCTTTGTCCATTTAGAAAACCGCTTACGAGATCTAACAATTGATCGATGGAAATCATATTGAAGACGGCTATCGAGATGATGATTAAGATTCATCTCATTAGCCATCAGAACAGTATCATTAAAATAAGAAAGACTACGATTAATCATAAAGGCTGGATATGCCTTCTCATCTAGATCATCGGTCATGATGTCTTTC